GTACAGTAAAGTCAATACTGTTATTGTTAACGGTAAAATCTAAATTTATATCACTCATTATTGATACCTTACAATCATTCCAATTGGTTCACGACTTATACTAGGTAAACTACTTAATGCATCTGTTCTTGTTACACTCATTGTGACAACTACAATGTTTGTGTTAGCCGCACTATTAGCTAAAGTAACTATTGGTGTTGCATTTGGACTACCTGTACCACCGGTTAAGTTAGCAGGAATGTACAAATAACCTATACCACTTGCAGGAGTAGTAAATACCGCAGTTAAGTTAGCACTGTATGTGCCGGCACCAGTACTTGGTTGCGGGCTAGTTAACGTTAGATTGCCTACGACAATTTCTGTTGGTATGGTAGAATCATACGTAATGTTATCAGCAACATAAAACTTTGCAGTTGTGCCTAATGTCCAACCAGTTGTATTGATTGCATTACCAACACTATCTGTAAATGCAAAAGGAAAAGTATAAGCCTCTCCTGTGTATATCTCTATACAACTCATCTCTGTGCCAGCGATTGTAATCGTCTTTGATCCGTTTAATAGTAAACTCATTTTCTTTTCCTTATCTTGTATTTATTGTTTTATGAACCTAGGCGTTCTTTGAATGCTTCTTGCAATAGTTGTACTTTTGGATCATCAACTCTATCGCATTCTTGTTTGAATTGTTGAACTTTTTCTAAACTACTAACTCTTATAAAGAATTTGCTATGTTTAACAAAATCTTTATCTTGTAATCGTTCACTTATTGGTTTATTATTTTGCTGTTTTATAAACATAATTATCCTTATATTTTATTCTGCTTTTCTTGGAATATAGCTTGCACAAAATATGCAGTTGAATTTGCAGTTATATTTCTTGCACAATAACCACTATAGTAAGTGTCCGTAGTTGTTGCAGTAAAAGAAGATAAATCATTTATGTTATTAACATATCCAATATAATTAGCATCATAAGTTATAATATCATCTTTTTGAAATTGTGTTAACAATGTCAATTTACCTACAGGTGTTACATTTGATATAACAAAAGGACATATTTGCACGTGCGTATTAATAGTATCCGTCGTAACTCCTAAAGAAATATTACCAGTAATTAATTCACCAGGAGTTAATACATCAGTAGTCCAATCATTGTATGTAATAATGTACCAACCATCTGCGCCTTCTATAATATCTTGTTCATTAGCCGCAGCCGGTGTATAACTTCCAGTACTGTTAGCAATAAATCCATTAGCTGTTGTTGCGGTTCCTTGAGCATAAGGATTTAGATAGTTAGAATTAATTGTCGCTCCATCGATGTAAAAAGGTGCAACATAATTTGTGCGAGAGGCAGCGTCTTCAAAAGCACCATTACTAGTTACCATTGACCATTGTCTAGCTTTTAAATATCCAGTGCCATTAGCAGTCATATTAGTATATGTGACACTGTTAGCCTGTAAGTTAGCACCCCAATTATATACTGAACTACTAAGACTTGCACGACCAGCTAATTCGTTACGTGCAGTTGTGCTGAAATAATAATTGCCGACTGGCAAATCATTGATATCAATAGTTACAGTTTGTCCATTTGTATATGGTGTTCCATCGGCAGTTTGTGTGCTAGTATAAGATTTATGTGCGGCAACATTACTACTGTTCCCATAATTGAAATCCATATATAATGTTGTACCACTTGCAGGAACATTACTACTAACTGTAAAACTTGTAACAGCACCGCTATTTGCTAATGTGTTTGTTGTTATTATAGGAGTACTTGGTCTATCAAAGATATTAGGATCACTCAATCCTGTATTTGCTTCTGGAACAAAATCTAATAGTGCATTGTCAGCATATATTGAACCATTATATTCAAACGCTGTAATCCTTGCGCCCAAGAAGCCATCACTAGTTTTTGTTTCTTGTACTTGACTTACACGGAATAGTTTATCAGTCCATCCATATTCTGCTAGTGTAACACGCACAACATCACCTGCTACAACTTGTATACCGCTGTAATCTAAATTACAAACAATTGTTAAATCTTCACGTGACTGTAACAATCTACGTACACCCAAATATACTGCACGAATGTAGTTATTGATTTGTGGATACTGCACAACTAATCTATTGTCTGGTTCATTAGGACTTAATAAGCTTGGGTTATACCAAGCAGTGCCAACTGTAGTCAAGTCAACTACTTTGTAATCTGTTTGGTCATTGATGTTAGCGTTTGGATATTGCACTTCTAAACTGTTATATGTTTGATTCAAGTCTAGTGGATTGATATCAATGCCACCAATCAATACTGAACTATCAACACTGTACAAATCACCTAACACTCCGCTATATGGCTTGTTCATAACAATAGTCCACTTGCCAGTCAACTCACTGTACTGTAACCAACTGTCGCAAGCATCTGCCAATTGCTGTAAGTTACTTAAGCAATTGTCACCAGTATTGATTGGACCGTCGATACGATATCTTGGCTGTGTAGTTGTGCCACCACCTACTGGTATGTAAGTAATTGTTTGATCGCTGTATACATCTAATGCTGTTAAACTTGCAGTATCAATATCTGCTACGTCAATAGCGCAACCATACTGAACATCAGTCATGTAATCTAAGAATACTTCACCTGGTTTGGTCAATGTATTAGTAACTAGAACACTTAATTTAGGATCTCCCTTTACATCTTGCACATCTTGGTTATAAACAACTTTTACAACAATAAAACAAGTATCAGTCATTACGTCTGTACTTGTCCATCTATCTGCAACTGGAATGCCAGCATCTTGTAGTATAGTTATAGCACTTGTGCCACCTGTATTCACACCGCTACTTGATCCATTACTAAATTGATATATCCACGCATATCCATTAATGGTGTCGTCAACTTGTGGTGGCGTAGCGTTAGTTGTTAGACTTACAACTTTATTGTTTGCGCCATAATCACCAGCACCTAATGTAACTTCTTTGCCATTCCAAAATATCTTACCAAAACTCATTGTTCCACTACTTGCTTCACACAAACTGAAAACATAATACATTGTCTTTTGGTCAGTGGTAATCTTAGCATCAGTCATAACTGGTGCGAGAAAAGCACTACCATATGTTACTGCAAGTTTGTTATTTGTTGCCGGGCCTAATTGAACACGTGCTCCAACGTCTCGGGCTCCAGCACCCTGTTTATTTGCTCTATTGGCGACTAATTTGCTTAAACCTATATTTACCAATGTACTTACTGTGAATGAAGCAATTGTTGCCGCTGTGGCTGCGCTAAAACCTACTCCTAGTGCGAGTGCTGTAATGAATGCCATATTAAATTCCTATTGCCCAAATTTCTTCTATTTTTTTATATCCATACTTTTCATAATTTAGTTTACCTAAATCTTTTGTAATGCTTACAGCATACAAGGATATATCTTTATTTTCTAACAATTCTTTTGCTTTGTCATTGTATGCTTTTAATAGTTTAGAAGCTATTCCTTTTCCTTCATGTTCTTTAAGTGTGTACAACATTAGTTCTTTCAATGTTATTTGATTAGGAAACCATGGACTACTTGATTTCATTCCTATAATCATTCCAACAGCATTACTACCTACTTCAGCCAAATATACAACTCCTGCGCCCGATATTAAATGATAAAATAATTTATTAAGATATGTATCATCTAATTCTTTCATCAAGCTTTCAGGAAGTTTATTTGCTTCTTGAAATTTATGTATTAAATTTATTACATGATTTACATCAAATTTATTTGCTAATCTTATGTTCATTTGTTAAGGACTCGCATCTGTAATGTTTGTATTTGTATCTTGTGCTATCTGACTTGCATCTGTTGATGCCTGACTCTGTGTAGTTGCACCTTGTTTTGGTTCCATACCGAAACTAAATGCACGATCAGCTAAACTTGGAATACGATCCATACTAGTATCAGTTGGATTGTATTCTTTCCAACTTTCACTATTTGTTTTACGTCCTGCAATACGATTCTCTAATACACTCTTAAAACTACTTGCGTTTAATGTGATCGTGAAGTTGTCATCATTGTCTTGACGTTCTTCACTAATTTGGTAAGTGGTAACAATACCAGTAAACCTATGAGCATTGCTTGTAAGATTATAATTATTATCATAGAATCCTCTTGTGATTTCTAATTTGCTACCACGTATCAATGTACCTAACACAACTGCCATATTGTTACCATCGATGCCACTTATACTAATGCTTGTATCTGCACTTGTCACACGAATATCACGTTGCTGTACACCAACTGCAAGTAATCCACCTAATGGACCATATACTTGTCCATTAATAGTTTCAGATTGGTAGCTACTGCTGAATGTATACACATTGTTGTTTGCTGTGTTACCATACTCATTGTAAACTGTTAGTTTAACAAACTCTGCATTGTTAACTAGTGGTTTGTTATTGGCTACTGCTGGGATGTTATCCATTACGCATCTCCCACAAACTCATATAGTTCAAAGCTATCACTAAACTCTAATAGTGCATTGTTAGTTGTAGTTGTGCCATTACCAACATATCCGCCAGGGATTAATTTATATGTTGGCATGTTAGGGCAGAACATGTTGAATTGACAATTGTTACCAACGATTATACCTTCACCGGCTAGTGTACCAGTTAGTATGTTTGGTCTACTTGTTGTAACAACTACTGTTGATCCACTACCACGTGTAACTTGTGTCGTGCTAGTGAATGGGTAAGGATATTCATTCAATGATCCAATCTGTATCAAATCGTTTTGTGCAAATATAACTGCTGTACTTGCCGCCGCAATGCCACTAACATTTAATGTTAATGTTGTCCCAACCCAACTAGTAACAGTAATTGTGTTTAGTTGTGCTGTAGTCATTGCACCTTGATATTTGAAGATCCAACTTAAGCTAGGTAGATTGCTGAATGTGATTATTTGTGGTGTAATACGATCTAGTGTATCTAATGCTTCCATTAATGCACGTGCTTGATTGTATCTAAAACGATTAGTCATATCAAGCGTAAACTTCCATGGATTCTTAGTTGGCGTCTGACTAACACGAGGAATCTCATTTCGTGTGTATTGAATGCCAACTACTTTACGACGGTCAATATCGATGCCGTTGCAGTAATTTAATATTGTTTGTAACCCTGCCATATTATTCCTTATCTATAACTTAATTCTTTTTGTGCCATTTGCACTGAACCAAACAATGTTTTACGATTCTCAGCAAATAACTGAGCAACTGATCTACTATCTAATGCACTGATATTGTTTGTAATGTATGTATTTGTAATTGGGGCACTGATTGCACCACTAGCTACACCTTTTGATGCCATTTGATTGTTAGGTATGATCTTGCCTGCATTCGGTGGCACAAACAATTCAGGACCTTTCTCACCAACGATATATGGTTGATTGCCCTTAACTGGTCCACCTTCTGCTTTGAATAGACCACCGAGCAACGTAGTTAAGAAATTACCGGCTGCACTAGCGGCTTTTGCGGCTTGTTGCTTTAACATCATCTGTAAAATCATCTGACCAAAGCTTTTTGCTAAGTCAGCAAAGCTAGTTTTACCTGTTGTGACTAATTGGGTAATAGCATCATTCATTTTACTGAACAATCCTAATGTAGCTTCTTCTGCTAACTTGATAGGATCCATACTACGTGCAATTTGTTCCATTGCTTTTTCAACACCCATTGCTACGTTTTCTCTATTTTCAATTGCTTTTTTAGTAGCTTCTGCTTCTGCTTTTGTTCTATCTTCATAGTATTTTTTATCAGCCTGTAATCGTATCATAAGGTCATCTATGGCTGCTTGATTGTTTGCGGCTTCTGCTATTCTTAATTGCCCCTGTAAATCAATGCGCTTACGTTCTTCTTCATTTTTTAAACCCAATATTTTTAATGCCAATTGGTCTTCAGCAGTAATAGCAGTACCAAATTGTATTTGTTGTTGCATTAACTCTAATTCTTTTTCACGCTGAGATATCATTGTATCTGTAGCTACGCCCATTGTAAATTGCTGAATAGCTTGCAATCTATCGTATTCTGCTCTGTTTAAATTTAATGTTTGTGTTAATTGTTGTGACTTAAGGGCAATTTGTTCTTTATACTGTCCAATAATAGACTGATTGCCACCATTCTCTTTAGATTGCTCAATAAGAATTTTACCCTGCAAATCTTTAACATCAGTTGCGTATTTTGATTTAGCGTCGGCATTAGCTTTAATTGCTCCAGCAAAACTAGATTCTAATCCAAGCGTTTCAATTGTTATTTGACGAAGTTTAAGAGCTTCATCATTTTGTAATTGCATCTGTGCTGTTGCGGCTTCAGCAGTAGCTAACGCAGTCTTTGCAGCCTGATCCTTAGCACTCATCTTAACCGCGGCGTATGCAGGACCTTTCTTCTTACCACTATCTGGTGTACCACCACCAGTAGCCTTTTCCATCTCATCATTAGTAACACCTAATGCTTTGTTCAATCCATATATTGCGGCTGTAGCGGCTATCGCACCACCAGCAATCATAGCCCAACCTTTCGGTCCGCTTAATGCTGTCAATGCTGTTTGAACAATGACTGTACCTTTTAATGCTGTAGTTAATGATTTAACAACAGTAACAATATCAATGATTGTTGATACTGTCTTAGCACCGAATGCAAGTGCTAGACCTATACCAACAGCTTTAATAATCTTTTCAGCTTGGTCTAAACTTAATCTACCATCTTCAATCTTACCGATGAAGGGTTCGATAGCACTAGCCATATCACTGAATACTTGAGCACCAGCCATTTGCAATGTATAGAAATTGGCAGCTAAACTATCTGCTAGTTTACCCATCTTTTCCATAGCGTCTTGTACTTTAGTAAAGTCACCTGTAGCGATGGCATCTGCTAGGGTCTTAGGATCAATACTCTTAAATGATTTGCCAAATAATTCTACACCAAGTGCTGTTCGTTTAGCACCTGCTTCCATTGCACCTAGCTTGCGAATTGCTTCGTTGAGTAACTCACCCTCACTCATTTTGGTTAGATCACTTAATTCAAATCCAACACGCTGTAATGCTTCTTGTGCTTTGTCACTACCACCGGCAGCATCATCTAATGTTTGGAAGAACTTACCAATCATCTTGCCGGCGTCTTCTGCCTTACCACCTGCTTGACCTAATGCGCCACCAAATGCGGCAATGTTACCAATTGACAATCCTGTAGCGGCAGCTAAGTCTGATACAGCATCAGCCATTTGCAATACGCTATTAGTAAATGCGGCAAAGCCAATGCCAGCAATTGTACTGCCTAATCCACCTAGACTTTTACTTAAACGATCAACTGCTTGTTGACCTTGAACATCAAGTACTATCTTATAATTGTCAATGGTTGCCATTGTTTGTCCTTATTTTATAATAACGCCAAGCTTTTGCTTTACGTAATCTCTTATGTGTTTTATCGTAGGCTCAGTCATACCTTTTGGAGCTTGTTCACTGCCCCGTAAACCTCTATTAGTCATATGACGACCTTTATCAAGCACATTAGCGTAAGCATAGTCTGCATTAATAGTATTACCCTGTAATTTGGTACTACGTTTTGCATTGCCACCATTCTTCTTTGCAATAGGTGTTACATCAACAAACTTTGTATATGCCTCTTTGGCAATATTCTGACTGTTCAATGTGTTTAACACTTTGTTTAATCTGTCAACTATGTTACTTGCCATTTGCTTTCTCCATCATACTCTCTAACTCTGCTTGACTAAACTCATAAACGCTAGGATCAACCTTACCAGATGCCTTTTGTTGTTGATAGTTTTCGTATGTAGCAAGAACATCTGTTATCATAATGTCGTATGTAGTGGCTTCTCGCTCTATTTGACTAGGCAACATACCATACTCTTTAGCCATACGACCTATCATAATCATTTTGGCTGTTCTCCACTCGTCGGGGTTGATGTCTTGCTTTGTGACTTTCCCAAGATTTCACCAATCTTATTAATTGCGGCTGCGGCAATGTCAATGGGCAAGTCTTCATCATTTTTCAATGCAGGCTTACCTTGTTCATTAAGAATAAGTTTCTTAATCATCTTATCCAATTGTTCATATTGTTGGTCTGAACGTGCATTGAAGAATTCAAAGTACGTGCTTAAGCCTACAATGTCATATGTGTGGAATGTGATTGTGTCGCCATACTTCTCAAACAATGCATCATCATCTAATGTGATCTCAATCAGTTTGGGTACGCTTGCTAATTCTGTAATTTTCATTTGTTATTTCCTTTAAATTGCTGTATTGTATTTATTCTTTGTCAAAAGCATCTTCTAGTAACTGATTAAGTAATGCTAGTCTGAATGCTTGCTTTGCCTTTAGTTGTTTAATTGTTGCTTGCATTGCATCAAGCATGGGCATTGCCTTAGCTTCATCTGCAATTAAACTGCGTAATTTTTCTACGTCTGTCTTTAACCAAACGTCATGTTGTTTTTCTTCACTCATTTGTTTCTTTCAATTATTAAAAAAGGGGCACGAAGCCCCTCTTATGTTTGCTTAATTAATTAAACAACACCGCTAGTGATAGCGCCATCAACAGCGATACTCATTGGAGAGATCCATACTGGATTCTCTGGAGCAACTGTTGGTGCCAAACTAGAAACATAACCTGTACCAGTGTAGTAGAATGCGCCGTTAGCGTTACCATTCAAATACAATTTCCATGCGATGTTAACTTTGTTTTCGCTTAGTCCAGCAACACCATAATATGCTGCCGTTGTATTAGCGAGGGCTGCGTTACCGAAGTATACTGTTCCATCAAGCACCATATTAGTACTGATTTCATTGTCAGCCGGTGTAGTAATC